CTCAAGCGGACACGCTGACAGAAACAACGCTTGAATATGATGTATCTGGATGCGCTTCATCAGACAGTTACCAAATTTTTCTGCAAGTTTGCGGCGGCATTTCAGGAACGAATGAAATCTATGTCAGCGACATCGAATTTGTTACTTAATGGAGGCGCTGCATGACACCGAAAGACTTATACGACGCATGCGAGATGATGCTTGCGGACGGCTGGGGCTACATCTACGGCACGGCGGGCGTGTTCTGGACAGGGGCGCGGCAGAAAGCCGCAACCGGCGAGATGGCGCGGAAGTACGGCGAGCGCTGGATCAACCACATGGTCGCGGACTGCTCCGGCGTGATGGTGTATATCTGGAAAAAGCACGGGCTGACGATCCCGCACGGCTCCAACTCAATAGCGCGTCTGAGCGTTGGGCGGATGCAGACGGCTCCCTCTCCGGGCTATGCCGCTTTTAAGCGGCGCTCCGGCGACAATTGGCCTGACGGCATAGACTATTATCATATCGGCATCGTCGCTGAAGACGGCGAGCATGTGTACGAATCCAAAGGCACACAGGCGGGCTTCGTCGTGAGCGATGCAAAGGAATGGGATTGTTTTGCGCCTTTCAAAGCCGTGACCTATGAGAAAGGGGAACAAGGTATGCTTTACAGGGCAGTGGTTGAGACGGAATCCGGCCCGCTGAACATGCGCTCCGGGCCGGGAAAGACTTATGGTGTCGTTGCCAAGCTACAACGTGGCGAGCCTGTTGACGTGATCCAGACGTTCACGGAGGCTGATACGGGCGAGCGCTGGGCGTTTGTAGACGCGGATGGCGATCAAGGTTACTGCGCTCTCAAATACCTCAAAAAAGTGGAACCGCAGGAGCAGCCGGAGGAGGAGCCGGAAGCCCCGAAGCAGACCATTCTCCGCTGTGTTTCAAACGGCGTAACGATAGCGCTTGTCGGGGAATGGGAAATTTATAAGGGGGAATGAACATGGAACAGCTTTTGACCGCCGGGAACATCGCAAAGGCGCTCTCGGCAATCCTCGCGCTCCTGGCTCTGGTGCTGGTGCGCCCGATCCGCGCGGCCTACCGGCATCACAAGCAGGAGCGCAAGGAACAGCAGGACTTTCGGCGCGAGGTGCTTGCGGAACTGAAAGAAATCCGCTCAGACATGGGGGACTTGCAGTACGAAAGCCTAGCGCAAGCGCACGACTTTTACACGTCGCAGGGATGGTGTCCGTCAGCGACAAAGGAACAGCTTATCAACATGCACAAGAGCTACATCGCAAAAGGCCGGAACCATCTGTCCGTACACTATGAACAGGAGATCATCAACCTGCCGGAACATCCGTGAAAGGAGAACAATTATGGAAACGATCAAAAGAAAGCTGACTTCCCGTAAATTCTGGGCCGCTGTTTGCACATTTGTTACAATGCTTATGATCTACAACGGAAAGGCTGAGACAGACGCGCAGCAGGTCGCCGCGCTGATCATGGCTGGCGCATCCGTCGTGGCCTACATCATCGGCGAGGGCCTTGCGGATGCAGGAAACAAAGAGCCGATCATCCTTGAGCCTGTTGACGAAGAAGACGTTGATGATCCGTAAAGAATGGGCTATACTAGCCTCGCAAGGGAGGCGATTTGATGCAGAATGAAGAAACCGCGATGATCCCGTTTTTCGCGCATGAGAGCGCGGTGAACCGGCTGGAGCGCATGAATAAGCGCTTGCTTATCCTGCTGATGGTGATCTTCATCGCGTTTGTCGGAACGAATGCTTACTGGATTTGGTACGAAAATCAATTCGAAGATCAGACGATTACGCAGACCGTCACGCAGGATTCTGGAGACGGCGGCAGCAATACCTATAACGGCAAGATTATAGGCGGTGATGACTATGGCGAAGCAGACGGTACGGACTACGCTCAAACGCAGAACCCGTAAGACAGGCGGAAACTCCGGCTACCGCCAGTGCAACATGTGTCACGGCACAGGGCGGGTGAAGTCTAAGCGATGAGCCTTGAAGACCTCTCCAGAAGCCAGATCGAACACCTCATAGACGAATGGATCATCGGCGCACACGCTGAAAGAGACAGAGCCATCCTCAAGCACAGGCTTTTGGATGGCCTTACTTTTGAGCAGCTTGCGGAAAAGCATGATCTTTCCGTCCGACACACGAAGACCGTAGTTTACAAGCGCGAACAAACTTTATTCAAACATGTCCCCGGCTGAAAGGCCGGGGCTTTTTTTATTTGCCCGAATATAGCACGAAAGGCACACGCTCGCTTCATCGTAAGCGGGCGTCTTTTTTTGTACCCTTTTTGCAGAGGGAGGCGAATACGATGAACGATTGCATCTCACGACTTGTGCGCTGCGGAGTGCCTGAAAAGACGGCCCGCTGCCTTGTGCTGGACTTTGCACGGCTTCACCAGTTCGCCGCCCTCTATTTGTATGTCCAGCAGATGGAGGCGGCTTGCGGTGTGGCGTGAATTTAACCCGAATCCGGCTGGCCGTGTGGTGGGCGATTGCGCTGTTCGCGCCGTTTCTGTTGCGCTGGGTGTGAGCTGGGAGACGGCCTTTGCGCTGATAGCAAATGCAGCTTTCCAGATGGCGGACATGCCGTCGAGCAATGGGGTATTCGGAGCGGTATTAAGGCAACATGGGTTTTATAGGACAACCGTGCCAAATGAATGTCCGGACTGTTACACGGCAGCGGACTTCTGCAAGGATCATCCTCGCGGCGTGTATGTGCTGGGCTTCGGCAATCATGTCGCAACCGTGATCGACGGCGACCTCTACGATTCATGGGACAGCTCAAGCGAGATTCCACAGTATTTCTGGGCGAAGAAGGGAGTTTAAGAGATGGCTTACAACAATGGATTTCCGGCAACTTATCAGCCGATGTTCTACCAACCACAGTTCCCTTCGTATCAACAGGGAACACAAGCGCAACAACAGACTTCAAATAGCAATTTGATCTGGGTACAGGGCGAAGCGGGTGCGAAGTCTTACCTCGTCGCACCGAACACCACGGTACAGCTTTGGGACAGCGAAAAGCAGTGTATCTACCTCAAGAGCGCGGATGCGTCCGGCATGCCGTCCATGAAGATACTGGATTACACGATCAGGGAGGCCGCACAGCCCGCGCAAGCGCCAGCCTTTACAAATTCCACGGACTATGTGACGAAGGCCGAATTTGAGCAAATGAGCGGTCAAATCGCGGCACTCCGCGCAGAGCTTGACGGCATCACGGCAAAGAGCGAACGGAGGCGGCAGAACAATGAGTAATCCACTGTTCAATCAGATGCAGCCGCAGAACCAATTCACCCAGATGATGCAGCGCTTCCAGCAATTCCGGCAGACCTTTCAGGGCGATCCGCGCCAACAGGTGCAGCAGCTCCTCAACAGCGGAAAAGTCACCCAGCAGCAGTATGACCGCGCCGTTCAGATGGCGCAGCAGTTCCAACGCATGATGGGCGGTAAATAAAGCGTGTTTACCTTCGGCGCGCAGAAGGTTTTCACAAATAAAAAATTTGGAGGTTTTTTAAGATGGCTCTTACTGACGAAAACGGCAGCTCCAACATGGTGATGCCTGTCGCTCCGATGTACGGCGGCAATAACGGCGGCTTCGGAGACTTCGGCGGCTCCGGCTGGTGGATTCTTCTGCTGTTCATCCTGCTTGGCGGCAACGGCTGGGGCAATGGCTTCGGCGGCGGCTTCGGCGGGAATGATGGGCTGTATCCTTGGATGAACCAGTCTAACCAGATTAACGGCGGCTTCCGTGATCAGATGCTCAATACCAGCATCAACGGCATCCAGAACAGCATCACAAGCGGCTTCGGCGATGTCCAGAACGCGCTTTGCTCCGGCTTTGCTGGCGTGAACGCCGGTATTGCGAACGCCTCGGCTCAGGCTGAGATCAGCGCAAACGCCCGACAGATGGCGAATATGCAGCAGCTCTTCGGCGTGCAGTCCTCGCTCCAGCAATGCTGCTGTGACAACCGTGCCGGTCTTGCGGATGTGAAGTACACCATTGCAACCGAAGCGTGCGCTGACCGTGCGGCTGTCTCCGACGGCATCCGTGATGTGATCTCCGCCCAGACGGCGAACACTCAGGCGATCCTCAACAAGCTCTGCGCCCTCGAACTGGACGGCGTGAAGAATCAGCTTGCTCAGGCGCAGCGTGAGAACACCGGGCTGCAGAACCAGCTCAACATGGCGAATCTTGCCGCGTCTCAGACTGCGCAGAACGCGCTGATCCAGCAGGGCTTCGCAAACGAGGTTGATGCGCTGTACAACCGCCTGAACTCCTGCCCTGTTCCGACCACACCCGTTTATGGTCGCACCCCGATCTTTACGTGCGGCGGGCAGAACGTGGGCTGCGGATGCGGCGGTAACAACTTCGGCTTCACCGCTTGAGAGGCGGTGAAGTAGATGGCTGCTGAATACTCTGCCAATAATCTTCAGACCGTTCCGGCGAATGCTGGCGTGATCTTTACAGAATCCCCCGTTCCGTGCAATCGCGGAATGATCTTCCACCGTGATGAGAGTGCGCTTTTCCGGCTTGCCTCTCCGCGCGTGATGGGTGTTCCCTGCCGTCGGTGCTGCTGCTGCGGTTATCCGGAAGCGGACTATCAGGTCGCTTTCCACGCGAACATCGCAGTGCCGGAAGACCCAGCGGGAACCGTTGATGAAATCCAGCTCGCTATCGCCATTGACGGCGAGGTTGATCCCAGCTCGATCATGAGCGTCACTCCTGCGGCGGTTGGCGACTTTGGCAACGTGGGCGCGGACATCATCGTGTCCGTCCCGTGTATCTGCGGATGCTCTTCTGTGTCCGTGCGGAATATCAGCACCCAGCCGATTGAAGTCAGGAACGCGAATATCGTCTTTGACTTCGCCGGGATCAGGCGCTGA